AGTTTTGAATAAAACTTTGAACAGTAGTTGATGGATATAGAGTAGTTGTTGGACCTGTTGCTCCTTTAGGACCTGTTGCTCCATTCGAGCCTGTCGGACCTTGAATACCTTGAGGACCTGTTGCTCCTATTGAACCAGTAGCACCAGCAGGACCTGTAACACCTTGAATACCTTGAGGACCTGTTGCTCCCGTTGCTCCTGTTGCGCCAGGAGTTCCGAGTATTTCTAAAGATGTTAAAACATAAGAGTAGTATTGAGCACCTTCTGTATAGAATGTATAGTTATGATTTGTACTGTCTGAATTGTTTATATAAATACGAGCAATCATTCTATCTGTTGCTAATATATTCGTAGTCAAAAGTGTAATTTCTGGTAGTACCAAAGTAGGATTACCAGAGTTCCATCCAATGTATTCCACAGAAGTTGTGAATACGCCAGGGTAAGGTACTCCAAGTGAGTTTGCTAACTGTAATTCAACATAAGTATAGAGTTGGTCATTAGAAGCTGGTTTAATGAAATGTAAGTGAAAAATCTGCTCACCACCTCTTATTACTGTAAAACCTAACTCTTCTGTAATATAACTTGTTATTAAATTACCAGTACTTGAACCTGATACATTACCACTTACTGTTTGTTGTACGGCTCCTGTTGGCATTGTTCCTAAGACAGAATATCCAACCACACTTGCTGTCGTTGATTGATTGAACCAGTATGTCTTACCAGTAGAAGGGCCTTGAGGACCTTGTGAACCCGTTGCTCCCGTTGCTCCTTGAGGACCAGTAGCACCAGTTCCTTGAGGACCTGTCGCACCTTGAATACCCTGTGAACCTGTTGGACCTGTTGAACCAGTTACACCTTGAGGGCCTTGTGGACCTGTCGGACCTGTCGGACCTGTCGGACCTGTCGGACCTGTCGGACCTACTGAACCACTACCACCACCTGAGAATGTTAGTGAACATATCTTCCAATCAGTATATTTTTTAGAAACTGCGTCTAATCTATTATACTCTGTATTTGTTAAGTCTATACACATTTTTATTCTTTTAATTTTGTAAGTGGTCGTTAATCATAGACATATACTTATCCTTTCTATCTTGTGTAAAAAGTCTTGGGTCAGTTTGTACTCCATTCAAAAGAATACTAACCGATTTTATATCACCAAGTCTTGCTAATTTTTCAATATTATCAAATTCAGATAAAAGACTAAGACTTTCTGTTGGTGTGACATTAGGTGTAATAAGCCTATTGTCGATTAAAAATATATCAATCAACATCGCTCCAAATTTTAAGTCCGCTTCTAATTTCTCTTCCGCTGTTGGTGGAGTGATTTGTACGTCTGGTGAAACCTCAACTGCATATCCTGTACCTAAGTTAGTTAAAGTCCATTGTTCAGCTTCTAATATGTCGTTAAAGAGTTGATATGTAGCCCAACTATCTTTTGAGATTTTATATGTAATCATTTTTATATTTTTATTTTTTATTTTTATACTATTCTAAAAACAACATGAGGTATTATAGTTCCCACACCAGCACCAGTTACCGTTCCTGGTTGTGTATTCCAATTCGAGGGTAGATTACCTGAATAAGTAAGACCCTTGAATAAAGCGCTTCCATTAGCTGAGTTGGCATTACCTTGTGAAAAAACCGCCACAGGTGTACTAGAAGGAGTTGACCTAAAGTTTGCAGCAGAACTGCTATTCCAAGCTACATAATAAACTCCAGCTTGTAGTGAAATCGGTGAAGGTAAGGTCCAAGTTTGTGCAGAAGTTATACCATTATTGAAAGGACTTGCTGTATTACCGAATAAAAGATTGTTCGGAACTCCATTTATGTTATCATATAAACCGAAAACACTATTACCAGCTGATAGAGTACCTATGAATATACCAATTTGGTCGATAGTTACACTCCTTCTGATATAGATAGGATATATACCAAGTTGATTTGTATTTATTACTTGATTTTGTAGTGAAACATTATTGACATGGAATGAATGATATGAACCTATTGTTGATGAAGTATAATAATTGAAGTTCATATCACCAGATGGACCTGTTAGACCTTGTGGTCCTGTGGCACCTGACGAGCCTGCCGCACCAGTAGCACCAGCAGGCCCTGTCGGTCCGATTTCTCCTTGAATACCTTGTGAACCTGTTGCTCCTTGTAATCCTTGTGGTCCAGTAGCACCAACTTCACCTTGTGAACCAGTCACACCTTGAATACCTTGTAATCCTTGTGAGCCCGTTGCTCCAACTTCACCTTGAATACCCTGCGGTCCTGTTGCACCAGATGGTCCTGTCGGTCCTTGTGGTCCTGTCGCTCCAATCAATCTATACTCTGTAATCGAAGCATTCAATGTAGTAGTATATCCACTTATCGGCTCAATCGGTACATTACAAGGTGTATATCTAACTGGATTTTTGAGTGATACATTCGCAATCCATCCATTTACATTATCATCCGTAGCCTCAACAACTACCTCCATAGTAATGTCTTGAAACAAACTAAGGTTCAAGTCAACATAGTACTTGTGTTGTGACATATCACTTATTATACTGTCTAAAATAAACTTCGTATCGGATATGATTTCATCGTAGTTGTCATCACCCTTGTTTATCTTATCCATACAGTATATTTGGAACGCGTATATGTTCTCCTTATATCCATTTATAGATTTTAATACCTGAGCCTGTCCTTGTTCAATCCACAAGTAGGGAAACCTCATTGGTCTTGAAGCTCCAATGTTGTAAGAAGGTCCGTATCCAAAATCATTTATCATATCGTGTCTTAGAGCTAAGTCTCTAAAGATTGAAACGATTTGATTAACTGAAAAACTATTATTAGCCATGTCTTTTTCTTATATTATTTATGTTTTCGTTGTAAGTGTCTCTTTCATACCAGTAAGATAAAATGTTTAGACAATATACATAATTCATTTCATATATCTCAGTGTGTTTTGTAATGTCACCGTTTGAAAGTCTATCTACCATTGAAATCCACTGCCATTTTTCATTCATTGTCACCTGTCCTAATCTGTGGTCTTCTGCTTTTGTACCCTTATTAAAAAGATTTTTATACTGGGAGAACATTAGTTGCTCCCACTTAAAAAAAAATTAACACATTCATTTACATCCACTAGTCTAAGTTTTTTGAACCTCTCCTTTCTTTCATTTATCTTTGACGCTTCGAACTTCTCACCCTCTGGTCTTACAATTATAGATAGTATAGTCAACATTTGTTCTTCATAAGGTTTGTCCTTTGTAAGAGTTTTGATTGACGCGTACTCACCTAAACTAAGTTTGTTAAAGTTAGCTGGTGTAACATACTTCACTTCATCAATAAAGATTTCTTTTTTGTTTTCATAAGTTGGTACATTTTGTAAGAAGCCTACCTCTTGTACCAGTGTTGAAAATATATCAAGGTCAAAGTCATTCAACTCCTCTTCACTTATACCTAAAAGTATTTCAATCATTTTTGCGACATACAATTCATCAAATTGATATAAGTCTTTTGTTTTTTCTAGTTTCAATACTTCTATAAAAACTTCAACAGTTAAATCTTCCCAAGTATTCGGAAGACTATAATCTTTTTCATTAAATTTAAAATTATACATATTCTTTTCTTTTCTTTTTATATAATATATCCTAAAGTTGATTTTTCTAACACATTTAATAAAAAATCTTAAAACTATTTGGATTACTTCTCTTATTCCTTTCCTTATAGTAGTGAATGGCGTACCTCATTGCGTCCATCGCGTCATCATAAACTTTAACTGGTTCATCCAGTATTATATCACCATTACTTTTCCACTTATATGAACTGATTTCTTTAACTAAGTTCAAACTCTCTTTGTGTATGAATAATTCACTAGACTTTACACTATCAATACCCGCTTTAACAGCCTTAATCGCTTCTCTTGCGTTATATCCACTCCTTCTAAGGTCTTCTATAATCTCTGGTCTAGCCGTATCACACACAATTTCGTTCTTAAAACCAATACCTAACTCCTTCATTCTGTTTATCAAGTCACTTACAGTCAACTTACTTTCATATAATACTTCTGAAATATATACTTTATTCTCTATGAACTCAGCTTTAATTAAGGCTGTAGGGTGATTATATCCAAAATCCAGTCCGTATATAGTTTCTTTCGTGTCTATCTTTTCATTAAAGTACTTCCAACCTGTGTATATTGTAGTCTTACCAGTACCTTTTTCACCCAAAGCGTATATCTTATAGTAACTCTCGTCAACATTTATCAAGTATTCAATCTCTTTAACCTGAGCGTCAGATAAAAATGGGTTATCTTTGTATGTTGAATGGATTAATATACTTTCTTTTCTTGATATAAGGTCATATAACCAGTGGAAGTTGTCAGATGGATTAAAGTCAAAGAACAATTTATCCGTAGTTCTCATATTCAACTGTGTATATTCTTCATAATTCAATTCATTCGCTTCATTAATCCAAAGTATATCCCTTCTTCTACCTCTAAGCTTTTGTTCATCATCTGCTCCAAAGAACTCAACCTCACTTCCATTATCAAACTTGTATATGTTTTCTGTTTTGTGGTGGTTTTTAACATTATATATGTTTAAGTCTTTCATTACTGTGAAAAAATCCCTCATTACAGTTGAGCGCAGTGTAGGCATTGTCTTTCTAATTATTGATATAGTCTTTTTAGGTGTAGTAAGACAATATACAATAAACATTTGACAGAGGCTCCAAGTCTTTGAAGACCTAGAACCTCCTTGTTCAATCACAAATCTTATATCTGGGTTTTGTAGGGCTTCAAAACTTCTTGTGAATACATTTGTGTGTTGGATTTCTAAACTACTCATCTTTTTTATTAACTTGTATCAGTCTTATTTCTGTAATTTTATCACCACCAGATGTAATGTCAATCTTTTCAGCTGAATATAAACCGAGTAGTTTATTTAACTCCTGTCTAATCTGTAACATCAATCTACTATCACCTCTTTTGGTTGCTTTTTCTAACATTTCTTCTAGTTGACCTTTTGCTTCTTCAAAATGTTCCTCTATGTTTCGTGTATATACTTCTTGTATTTTTTTTCTTGCGGATTGTAGTAATTCATAAGAATACGCTTGTTTATATCCAAGTTCGTTCTTTAGAAAATCCATTATAGTTTTGTTAGAAGCATTTTTCTCTAACCTCATCTTAACAATGGCGTCAACTATTTCTTCTGTTTTTATATTTTTAGGCATGATTATTTAATCTTTTTATACTAAACTCATGATATACTTCGTTTAGTTCATATCCAATATAATCTCTGTTAAGTTCTTTACAAGCAAGTCCAGTTGTTCCAATACCACTAAACGGGTCTAATACTACATCATTTTCATCCGTAAGTAAATTTATGAAATATAGTGGTAATTCTTTGTGGTAAGGTGCTGGGTGTTTAATTGTATTATCTCTTGAAGCTCCTGCTGTTGAAAATCTAAAAACATTATCTGGTCTTACTTTATCATTAACTATTTTTTCAATCTTGTAATAATATCTTTTTGTTTCATCCATATTATTTGTTTCATAACCTACTTTTGTAAGCTTATGTCCTTTACTTTTAGTATCTTCTAATACTCTATCCATATAAAACTTTAATTGTTTAACATCCTTCACAAAATGAAATAAAAACTCAGTATTATTTCTAAATCTTTTAGTACCTCCATTTGGTATACCATTTTTCTTGTGCCATATATAAGTATCATATAATTTTAATTTAGTTTCTCTATCATTACGACTAATCAAATCATATATGTAAGTACTCCTCAAACCTTTTTCAGTCTTATCGTTTATATTTAGAATAAATGAACCACTCGGTTTCAATACTCTATGTATTTCTTTGAAAAGTGGTAGTATCCAATCTACATAAGTATCAGTACTTTTTACACTTACTTTTTTTCCATAGTTGACTATATCAACATAAGGTGGTGATGTGATTACTAAATCAACAGAGTTGTCTGGTTGATTTTTAATTAATTCAAAACAGTCTCCTTGTAAAATATTCATATTCTTTTATTTTAATTTTTTACTAGTCTTGATTACGCCGGTATTACACAATATAATATAGATATATAGTCAATTTTTCTAACCAAAGTATAATAAATATATTCTATATATCTATATCATTATTATTGTTTCTCACTTTTTAGTGAACTTAGTGTATTTCTCAAAGTTTTCAATTCTTGCCTCAGCAATCTTAAAGTATTCACTATCCATTTCCATTCCTACAAATCTAAAACCTTCTAATTGTGCTGCTACTCCTGTTGAGCCAGAACCCATAAACGGGTCTAATATAATACCATTAGGTGGTGTAATTAAACGACATAGATAAGTCATTAAATTAATCGGCTTGACCGTAGGATGAGTATTTTTTCTCAAAATTGGTTTCATTAACGAACCATCACTTTTAATTATATTACCATCATCATCTCTACTACCAAAGCCAGGAGTAAAGTTTATTTCAACTTCCTCAAACCCTTCTAAACCCATATTCCTTTCGGCTTTTGATACTTTCGCTTGATAAAAAAATCGTGAGGCTCCACCACTCTGCTCATCCAACAATCTACAAGGACAATCAGGATTAGTGTGAATATCGCCTTTGTCTGTATAATTACCCATTAATGACCCACTATTTAATACATCACCGCCACCGATAAAATCTGCTCTAAACCCACTAACCTTTCGTCTAACATACATCTCACCCTTCTCACCCTTAATCACCTCATCACATATACATTCAAAAATTATGTTGGCTGGAAATCTACCATAATCATGTGATATTGTTTCTAAATTATGTGTCTTACTTTCAAATAAACTATTGCCACCATACATACTTTTTTTACCATTTGAGTTAGTTTTGGTCTCACTTCCTACACGACATCCATCAACATTAATTCCACCAGTTCTCCATTTCAAAACATTTTCAGCAACAGATTTTTCTGATAAAGGTTTTCTCGCTAAACATATAGGTTCGTTTGCTGGCTTGAGAGCAGTTCCAAAACCTTCCCACTCGGAGGTGCCTTTTGTTATGTAATATTCACCTTGCTTCATACCCCATTCACCAATTTGTTCTTCTCTTGTACCACATATATCTTTACCAACAACCTCTCTCTCACTTCCATTCAATTTATCAACAGCCTTACCAACATTCAAAGATTTTGGAAAACCACTTCCGTAAATCCACATAATCTGGTCTCTAATCTCAAAACCTGCGTCTTCTATATTAACAACCATTCTGTGATAAGTTCTTGTTCCACCGAAAGATAATACATGACCGCCTGGCTTCAAAACTCTATATACCTCTTTCCAGAACTCAACAGATGGTACATCATAATCCCACTTTTTATTCATGAATGTGAGGCCGTAGGGTCCATCCGTTACAACACTATCGATTGAGTTTGCTGGTAGTTTTTTAAGGCTCTCTATATTGTCGCCTAACATTAATTTTGTTTTGTTTTTCATATTCTTTTTTTTATTTTTATTGAAAATTACTTCCATTTTCTGAATACCAGTCAAGTAGCTTCTGGTAGTAAGCTCCAATCGAAGTTGGACAAGTACAGTTAATTTTATATCTTGGAGCGTTTGCCTTAATATACTTCTTATACAAGTGATATATACTCTCCATATCATCGTGTGAAGCTACAGCAACTTTTGCTAGTCTAAGTATCTCTACTCTGTCGCCTGGATAAAACATATCCTCTGGTTTTAACTCAACCACTTTTTCTTTTTTATTACTCATTTATTATACTGTTTATTTTTCTCTCTCTACTCATCAGTAGATAGTAATTTTTGATTGAACCAATCTTATCAATACCTCTTTTACCATCATACGCCCACTCTTGATTTAATTTGTCTAAGTTTGGGTTAGACCACGCGTATATTTCACCACCGATATAAGTATCTTCTAAGTCAAAATCTTTTAAATCATTGTGATGTATGTATAAGTCACCACCGATATACTTTGGTAAGTGTTTAAGTGAAGTTAAGTAGTTATGACAAACAAAGTAATCACCACTTACCCAGTTTGGTAGTCCTTTTAATGTACATAATCCATTTCTATCACCATGAAAATCACCATTAACCATTCCAAATGTAAAGTATTCTTCAAATCCCATTGAGAATGGAAGTGTGTGAGGCCACAGTACTAAGTCACCATCAACATCAACAGTTCCATCGTCATTTATAGTGAAGTTGTGTACTCCATACTCTAAAAGCATTTTTTCAATTTTGTCCTTGTTCATTTTTATTCTATTATTTTTTTAATTTTATAGTCTCTAATTTCTTCTAACTCAAAAGAAGATTTTAGTACTTCATCTATTACCTTGTCGGAAAAATACTCAGTCATTAAATCATATAAGTCTGTGAATACATCTTCATTTTTTTTATACGCTTGTATTTTTACCTTAAACTTTACCATCAAATCTATAATTTCTTCTTTTAATTCAATCGATGGGTTAATCACTAATTCTATTTTATTCATAAGTTTTCTTTTATATGGTTGTTTTTTCATAATTTTTAGTTCAATCTTACTCGTCTTTCATAAAATCCAAGTACCTTGTCGTACCAAAAACCAATGAATGATATAAGTGCGGATAAGTATATATCTTGTGTCAGGATTAAACCAGTCCAAAAAGACACACACATTAAACAGCTTAGTAGTAGTTGTACCAGATTAAAAAAAAGATTGTCTGGTAAGAGTTCTAACATCATTTCAACAGGTTTGAACCTTGTAATTAACCAAGAGAGGATTAGGACCTGTCCGATTTGTAGTAGTATTAATTCATTCATATATTCTTAAACTTATTTTTTAATTGATTTTTAGTCTTACTAATGTTGTGAGCCACGCTCTTGATGTTTATCCCTGTTAATTCACTAATTTCTCTGTAATTATATCCTTGTTTGTAATACATCGTGAAAAGTGTTTTGTCATACCAGTGTAGTCTATTAACTTCCTCCTCTACTTTAACCAAGTTGTCTGATGTATTATAGTCAACGACATCTTCTTTATCTTCTTTGTAAGTGAGTTCGTCTATATTTAGTTTTTTATAGAAAAACTCACTATCTTTTATATTACCAAATTTTATTCTCTTACATATTGTGAAACAAAAATATTCTATGTAGTTTCCGTTCCATACTCCAACAAGTTTTGTTTCTTCTATTTTTATTAGTTGATATATAAGGTCTGATTTTAATTCTTGGTAGTCAAAAGTCAAAGATTTGATATACGCTTCTATGTTCTTGTTTTTGAGTACATATTCGAGTATTTCATTTTTATTCATTATTGAAGCCTTGATTTTTTGTATTGAAGTACTCGTTAATCATTCTATTAAGATTGTGTGCCGCTTCATAGTGTTCCCACTCTAAAACTAAATCCATACAAAACTTAGTGAATACTTCATAATAAACCGCTATTTCCAAGTCGTATCCTATTTCTAAAACTTTTCTTATGTTTGCGTCGAAAAGTTGTATTACAGCGTCAATCTCATCATCCAATAAAACTTCATCTATGAGTAAGTTATATACAATTATATTATTACAATCACTCATTACATTCCAAATCTTATAGTGTAGTTTAAGGGTCGTGTCAATCCAATGTGGCATTCTGTTTTTTGCCTTGTATATTTGTGTCATCATTTTTCTTTTCATTTTTTGTTATTAATTTTCGTAGAAAAACTGCGTTTTGTATTCACAAACCTCTTTGATTTGTTTAAGTCTTTTTATATCCGTAATGAAGTCTTGGTGTGATATATCCTTAAAGATATACTTGTTTCTTATAGAGTTTAACTCTTTTTTGTAGTCCTCGTGATAGAGTTTTTCACTAATGTAATCTATGAAGTCGATTACCCACATTTTCCATTCGTTTTTCATATTCTTTTCTTTTAATTTTTATTATACTATATATATTCAGTTCCAAAAGTGGTTTTTTGTAAGGGTGGATTTTTTACGGCAGTTTATTTCTTTCTCTATTTTCTTGAATTTTTAATGGTCTTAAATTATCAAAATCATTTATTTCATCTATCGATATACCATTTCTAATTAATTTTAAAGCAGGTTGAATGTGGTCGATTTCCCAATATGTTCCATAATTTTCCCAATTCATATCATCGGTAAAGTTTTCTTCTATATGTTTTTTAAAGTTTAAATTGTTAGCCTTAATCCAATTTCTAATTCTTGATAATAAAACCATGTATTTTCTATAATCAACATCATTATTCCATTTATTACTAAAATACTCTTTATTATATTCTTTTCTTTTTTCTTTATTTTCTGGTTTAGATAACCAACTTTCTGTATTCTTTTTGTTTCTACATTTTCTACAAGTGCCTCTATATCCATTAACACTTATTTTATCAAAATCAGATAATTCTTTTTCAAATAAACATTCTTTACATTTTTTCATAGTGGATTTTATTTTTATATATTAAAAACAATCCACTCCCTATTTAATATTTTTTTACGGATACAAATCCTTTTTACTTGCGATATGATTTCTAAGTATATTTCTTTTTTCAACCACCATCCATTCATAACATTTTCTGTAACAGAAGTATAGTTCCTCCTCAATACTTACATCATTAAAGTACCAAATACCATATAGTTCAATGTAGTAGTGTATCATTTTAAAGCTGTCTACTGCGTCCAAGTACATACATTTTCTAATTCTTATTTCATCTAAGAAGTTAAAGATTTCTTGTTTAAGTTCTTTTTCTATATCCTGTGGTTTTCTTCTCTCTGCGCTTTCAAGTGTATATCTACCTTTTTTGTGTTCAACTCTATTCATTTTTTTGTGGTGTTCTTTACAACATTTTTTTGTACAATATAGTTGGTGGTGGATTTCAACTTTAATAAACTCTTTTTGACAACCTTTACATATTAATTTTTTCATATTCTTTTATTTAATTTTTTTTATCTATTTTCATCGTGTTCGAATGTATCATTTGGGAAAACCCAACTTCCATCACCAACATAAACAGCTCCATCAGGTCTTAACATTATTTTATGATGATATAATGCTTTAAATACACTTCCACATTCCCATTTATTCCAATACTTACCATCATAATAAACTGGGAATAGGTTTTTTTCTTTTTCTAAATCTCTTTCTTGTTTCATATTTTTTAATTATTTTTATTATATATTTACTTTTAAAAGTCAATTTTTTCTATTTTCATTTCTGGTCTTCTATTAAAGTATTTATAGAAATTACTCATAATTATTTTTTGTGTTTTTTGTATGTCTTCTTTATTTACTAACCAAGCGTCATGTATAGTATAGTATTTAATATTTTCTTTATCCATTTCCTTACAAATAATTTCTATACATATCTTACTTTCTATTTTTTGAAGTGTTATAGCAAATTGATTATGATTATCTTCTTTTTGTTCTGAAATCCATTTACTTATACTTGGGAATATACTACTAAATATTTCTTTTTCTTTTTTGTATGATATATTCTTAGAATAGAATATACAAAACATCATATCTTTAATTTGTTTTCTATTTAAAATCTTACCTGTATTTTCTTTATAGGTCTTTTCAAATAATTCATAAAATAAACCAGAGCCAGTCCAATCAGTATATTTCTCTAATTCCTTTTTATCTAAAAAACTTGCCACATAAGAAGAGTTTAATAATAGAGATAGAATAAATGGTTGAGAGTTTATTATGTCAATTTGATATAATGTTTCTTGACTAACTATAAATTGTTTATATTCACTTTTAAGGCTAGTAAGGTTAGTGTCTATTCTATTATTTGTGTCATTTTTTCTAAAAAATAAATCTCCATCATTGATTGCACTTAAAGATAAAAATATATGGTTATACTTATTCAAGATTTTTATGTATTCTTGGTCTAAAAAACCTGCCACATAAGAAGAGTTTAAATTAGTATTAGATATAGATTTATCAAACCATTTATTTAAATATTCAATAGCTTTATCATAATCTATCTTGAATGTATTTAAAAAATGTTCTCTATAAATATGTAAATCTTGATTGACAAAATTATTTCTGTCATTCCTATTTTTAATAATCTTTTTAGCTGTAGTATGTTTTTTAACTTCAATAGTTATTAACTTAGAAATATAACTGTCATCAAACTTATATCCTAAAGCCTTACCAGCTTCTTTTGAAGAAATACCATCACAATGTATAATTGAGTTTTCAATTAAATAATCTATATACACATAATAATCAGCAAATATATCTCTAAAATAATATCTTGGTACATCGATATATTGGTTAGAATAATCTTTATCTTCTTTTTTGTACATAGTTGAGCGATATATCATATCACATATGACATAAAGGTGTTCTTTGTTTTTAAAATGTAATGTTTGGATTTTTTCATATACCTTCTCTGGTATATATCTCTTAACTGAGTTCATTCGTTTAAATTATTTTTTTACATTCGTTTTTTTTTGGAGGAGGGTTGGTAGCTACTCCAACCCTTTAACGAATGAAAACCTCCATAACTATATATTTATTTATGTGTATCCCCTTTAATGATTTCCATTAATTTTTTTAAATTATTTACTACTTCCATTTCTTTTTTTGAATATTTTTCTATCATTATCTTTTTTCTTCTTCTGTAAGTTTGTTCCATTTTTTTACAATTAGTACAACAATACTTTGCATCTTTTCTTTTATCATCACCTATTTGATTATCACAGTTTCTATAACAACATTTCATATCTTTTGTTTTTTTTTATTTATACTGTATATATTATTATTTTGTATGTCCCTTTTATGTTTTTTTAACTTTTTTTTAATTTTTTTTTTATTAAATAAAAAATCGAAGTTAGATTTCTCTAACTCCGATTGAAAATAATTAATAATTATGGACAAATATAGAATAATTAAAGTATATATTTAAAAAGTATTGCTCCCTATTAACTTTTTTTAATTAATAAATGATAAACGATTGTCTGCTATCTGCTTCCAAAGAAAAATACCTGCGGGAAATACCTTTGTAACTGTTGTTTTCTTTTCATATATTTGGTACTCTAACATAAACTCCTCAAAGATTGTCGTTCTATTACCAATCCATTTATAGTCGACTATTCCCATATAAACTACATCACCTATCTCCTTACCAAAGTGAACTGGTAGGTACTCTGTGAGGTCTTTTCCATTCTGATTAACCAATCTATCACCCACCTTACGAAAGTTCCCTACACCTAAAATGGGTACTTCATTTTTTGATATACTTACAAGTGGATTTCTCCATACCATTTCACTTTTAGTGACTAATACGGGCTTACATTCAGTAATTTTTTGTATTTTTTTAACTGTTTGTGGTTTCGTTAAGTTCTCTACTGGTTTCAGAGCCACTACTTGATTTGAACTTGGTGATATACAGAGGTTGTATGAAGCATTTTTCTTAGTCAAAAATTCAACCAGTTTATTTAAGTCTAAGAGTTGTCCATATAAGTCTTCTATTAACTGTGTGTTTGATATACCAGTTTGTTTAGTACCTTGTATTATTTCATTTAATTCCTCAATGGAAGTACAGACACCCGACAACTCAAAAGTAATCGGGTTTGTACTTTGAATACAATTGTTTCTTAAAGTAGCCATATTCTATATTCTTTTAATATAATATAAAATCGACTATCTTTTTTCTAACTCAACTATTTATTTGTCCACCTATCGTCTTTTGGAACATTAACTACCTTAAAAAGATGTCTATTTTCAACTCTGTTTATTACATAAGCTGTAACACTACCTCCATCACCACAGTTTGTCTTTCTAATGAACAAGTTAGGTTGATTACGGAGTAAGTTTTTAAGTTCAGTAGTGGAAATTAAAAAGCACTCTTCATCATCTGGGAAAAAGAATGCCATTATATTTGCTTCCGTTGCGTATAAACCAGTTGGACAGTTTCTTTCTGTATCCCTTACTTCAACGAATATATTATTTGTTTTTTTATCATGGAAGTATTCCCACCTATCTGTCTTAACTTCAAATGTATATTTTACATTACCTTTTCCAAGTGTGAAATCCCAAAGTTTATCATTATTATACCCAAGTATTTTGTAATTAAGATTTTTACTAAAATATTCAGCTAGTGTTCTCTCACCTAGTAATCCTTTTTCATTGAGGTCTTTGTTAAACTTATCCCATCTTTCTTGTTTTGTCATAATTGTTAATTTTTTTTATACTACTATATATTGTAAAAAAAATTAAACTTTTTTCAAAGGTGGTTTTTTTATGGATAAACAGAAACCCACTCCAAATATGAAGTGGGTTAGTCTTAGATTTCTTATCTAAGAGTGGTTATTGTACTATACAGAGAACGCCTGATGTAGTAATAGCACCTGAACCTGTTGTCTTAAAGATATAACCTGCTGTAAGACCAGCTGTTATAGCAGCAGCATTATCATCGTGAGCCGGAACATCTTTTATGTAATAACCAAGTTGGTCAACTCTGATAGTATTTTCAATCGTAGGACTTTCAGTATAGTATATCTCTGTTTTTGTATGGTTAGCGAAAAAACCTGATTGAACATTAGCATTAACATCATTAAATGTGGCAGTAATTGAAGCCTGACTGGCTAGAAAAGTGCCTTGAATACCATTACTAGTTACATCATCAAATTGTAATTTAGCTTGATTTGCATTTACATCAACCGTATTATTAACGCCACCAAAGATATTATATACTAATACAGATTGAGTATTGTCTAATGATAATTGTGAAATCTTAGATGTGTCATTATCAAAGTATGTCAATGTCGTATAATCACTTCTCAATAATAATTCACTATATAAATTACCAGTTGTGTCATTTGTAGTAAATTGTGCTTGAGTTGGTTGTATTTGTAATCTTGAAAGCTCACTTGTATTTCCATCTGAGGCTGAAAGTTCTGATACACCAGTTATGTTCACTCCGTAAGTAATAGAACCACTGGTACAAACGAAAGACCCACCACCATCTTCTACTAATAAAGTAGTAAATAAATCTGGTGAAAAAATTGCTTGATTACCTGTAGTTTGTCCTTGTGTTAATACATCTGATAAAGTTTGACTACCACCACCTCCACCACCTGAGTTTGCGTCAATGTAGTCCAAGACAGCCTGTCTGTTTGTAATTGTGTTTTGTTGAAAATCTGACATTTTATTTTATTTTAATTTTTTAGGCTTGAAAAGCTCCTTTACCATCATCTTTACCACCATCTTTTTTATCAACAACTTTTTTCTTACTTAAAACTGCTTTTTGAACAACTATAAGGTTAGAAAAAGTACTATCATTTTCAATTCCTAATACCTCTTCTAAGGCTACTTTGTTTGAGAATGTTTCTGTTGCTGATAGAGTTGGTAATTCGATTAATAATCCTTCTCTATTTGAGAATGTGTTGTTTTCCATTTTTTTAGTTTATATTTTTATCTTTAATTCCAATTAAAGTATCTTTACTTCTTAAGAAGGCTAGACCTAAACCTAACCAACCACTTACTTCTGTAATACTGTGTTTGTGAGTGTATATCATTACGATTGAAAGTATAATCACTACGAAACCAAGTATAGTAGTCATCAAACCACTCTTAAACAATCTGTCGAACATCTTTTCCATTATTTAGTAGTTTTTTTTTGTATGTAGTTCCTTAGTCAAGGTCTTTATTTCTATCGTTAGGTCTCTTACTGCGTTATGTAACTCATCAAACTTCTCTGTCATGTGTATAAACTTTAAGTTGTACTCACCTTCAAGTACTGAACATTTTTGAGTGTTGAGGTTTGATTGTTTTTCAACATCTTTAAGTCTATCCATCGTTGCTTTTAGAAAGTAAGAAACCACCGCGAGTGCTAGACCTAAAATATAAATAAAAATTTGACTATCCATTTTTTTCTACATTAGATTTTTCTTGTTTAACTTTTTCTGCTAAACATTCTTTAAGTATTCTTTTATTTTTACTACTATATTTCTTCTTCTTTTTAGACATAATCTATATATTCTATTCTATTCATTATTATTGTTCCTCACTTTTTAATCACAAGTGTCACACGGGTCGATATTACCAAAAGCAGGGCCTGGATATCTACTACTTCTAAAACCAGATGTGTGAATACCTGAGAAGTAGTTTGTTCTATTCGGTGTAATTTCAAAAACATTATTCTTTACAAAATACTCTGGGAACGCGTCTTGATTATTTTTGATATAATCCCTTATACGCTCACTATAAAATTCTGCGTTATTCCTTACTTGGTCTCTCAACCACTTTAAGTCGTCAATTGTTGATGGATTACTATTGTCTGAGTTTTTTAAACTTACCGCTTTATTTGTCAATCTAAAATTAATAAACGGCATGAGGTGATATACAGTCCATTCTGCGAGCGCTGGTTGAATATAACTTTTAACAAGAGTTAAGTAAGCTCCAGTGAAGTTAGGACAATCATTCATAATTCTTGTATATAAGTTTTCACCAAGAGTGGATTGAATGTTCAAGTCTTGAGCCTTCCAAATCATTTTAGTAATTAAATTAACATCTACATTGTCATCAACAATGGTGTACTTGAACATATAGTCTGTGTTTATTAATTGAGCATTCATTCTGTTGTTCCTTCTTCTATTTTTTGTATGTCTAATTCATACTTTTTAAGTTCAAGTTTAGAGGTTGAACCATTAACCTTCAAAAGCTTATTATATACACCCTCAACAATCTTCTGTTTAGGGTTTATATACATCGATTGAAAAACCTCTACCGCTTCCATAATTTCATTCTTTGCTCCAAGCTCACCAGGCACCGCTACTCCCATAATTATTGGATTTGTAATCTGGTGTCCTGTTAAAATACCCTGTGTAATTTCTTTATTCAACTCAATAAACCTTTGGTCACTATCGTTAAGAGCTACTGGTGTAATCTGAGCCGCTTTATCCTGTCCATCACTAAACAAAAACATAGTCTTACCAGAATTCTTAGCTCCCTCAAAGTCAAATCTTAGTTGTCTAATTATATCCTGCATCTCATCATCACTTGGTACTCCATTTGTGAAGTTGATAATCATTCCTGGCGAAAAACCATTCTTTACCTGTCCTAAATGGTACTGTGAAATCTCCCACTCAAGTTCAATCCAATTTACAGACGAAATATAATCTGGTTGTCCGTAGTATTCTACGCCAGGTCTATATTCTTTGAAGTATAATATTTGGTTTGTTGAAGGTGTCTTAGGATTATAGACTGGGTATTTAATCGGAGCGAACTTACGGATATTACTCCAATCGTTACAGTAATATACATACTTACCACACTCACTAAGGCGTATTTTATTAACTGGTAAGTAATTTACCTCAGCTATTTTAGTTTTGTCTTTTGAATATATGATTTCAAGACAAAAAGCACCAAATATTTCTAAGTCATAAGAAGTTCTTGATACGATTTCATCCAAATTATATTCGTTATACGGATTATAGACAAAATTAACAGCGATTGCGTCAAGACCTTCCATAATCCAACCACCACCACTAATCATATCGTTTTTTCTTTTAAGGATTGCGTTGTGTTTAGCACTTCTATTCATTAAACTCACTAAGTAGTCAGGATATAAGTTATCATCTCCATAAGTAATCCAACCTGAGCGTGAAACTCTCTCTACATATTGAGGCGCCATTGAAGTACCGACCTCTTGTACATAGAACTGAAATTGTTTTTTTTCCATTTATATCTTTTTGATTTTTATAGACTATTAAATACTCTAATCGTGTCGTCGTTTGACTGTGTGAATGTGACTATATCACTAAGTGAGAAAGTACCATCCACTATGAATAAACCAATTTCAACCGTATCAACCGCGTTTTGTATATTCAAGTCATACTGTCCATTCATTTCATATACTGTATAGTGGTATTCACCAGGCACTAAGTCTAAAGTAACAGAAGAAGTAAGTGAAGAAGGTGTACCGATACTTATAGTGAACGCGTCATAGTATGGACTTGTTGTAAAGTTCTCTGGTGAGAATATAGTTGTGTCAAAAGAGTTTTGATTAACTATCTCCCAAGTATAGTAAGGTGTAATTAAAGTTGATTTCTCCCTCAATGTGACTACGACTTTGTTAGATTGTGTAGTAGATAGTATTAACATTCTTTAAGTTTGTATTTATATTGTATAATATATTTATTCAATCATTTTTCTAACAATCAACTCCATTTATTTTAATAAAAAAACCCTAGCATTGCACTAGGGTCAAAAAAGTTAAAAGAATATGAATAAAAACTTTTTTAAATGATTACTGTAGCAGCTGCTGTCGATGTAACCTCGTGTGCTGGCTCAGGCTCCTTGCCCATAAATGTGATGACCGCACCATTTAAGTCACCATAAGCCTTTCCTAAACCAGGCGTTGAAGCTGATACACGGACAGGATTTTGTTTTCCCATCAACCAGTACAAACCTCTCTGGTCTTTTACTAGTATTCTCCATTTACCTTGACCTAATAGTAAGATTTGATTTCTTAATACCGCGTCAAGTTTGTGAAGTGTAATTGTTAGGGTTTGTTCGTAGAACGCTGTAAGGTTTTCAGTTGAGAATACACCGTTTTCAGTGTATGAACCAACTTCAATTTCTTGTTCAAAAGTATAGAATGATACTGTCGCACCACTGAAACTATCGATTACATTACTGGTTGTGAAACCATATTGTAAATCATCACCGTTCCATTCTCCAATATATACTGTTTGAATACCTCCGATATTGTCCCTACACCCCAATGTGTAACCATCTGTTAAAACACAAGACATATTTTTGATTTTATTTTTATATAAGGGTGGCTTTTAAGAACCACCCTTTGATTTTCAGTATATACTAAGAGTTTTTGATAACTACATATTGAGGGTAAGCTACCTGAGCACCAACTTTGAATTTAGCTCTGAAGTAAACTTGGTTGTCTCTGATGTCATACCAGAACTGGAAGCCATCACCGTTTCTTGCTTCACCGAAGCTATCTGTACCGAAGAATAAGTTAGAACCTTTTGTAAGTACCATTTCGTTTCTTCCGTTAAGACCTCTTGTTGCTACGATTTTAACATTTGTGTTAGTGTAGTTTTCAAGAACCCAAGTATGTTGAGCTGTTCCATCATATCCGAAGAAGTAGTTGTTGTTTCTCAACGCGTTCATCAATACTCTGAAGTTTGCGTGTGACATAAATAGGATTAGGTCACTTTCACCTAAAAGGTCATTAGGGATAAGTCTAATCATATCGTCAACCACAGTCAAAGCGTTAGTAGTTGTAAGAGCACCTGAGAAAGTACTTGAAATTACAGAGTTTGTAGCTGAAGTATTTTCAAGGATATCCAATAGACCAGTACAAAGTGTAAGTCCACCTCCGCCGTAAGCTCCACCAGTATCACCTTTCCAGAATAAGTCTTCTACAAATTGACCGATTTTTGCTACTTTGTCAGCTAGATAAAGTTCATTGAAAGCCGCAGGAGCACTTTCGTTATAAGAACCTTCACGAGCGAGTTTACCAATCCAGTATTGTTCGAATTCATCAATACAGATGTTTTCTTCTACTTTGATAGGACAAACTTCGATGTCTCTTTGTTTCAATACAACAGAACCTGTTGGAGAGATTGTACCACAACCACCAGCAGATGGATTAAGGTTAGTTTCTAAGTAATTGATAGCGTCTTTGTATTTGATACCAGTTTGAACTGAGATAAAATCAAAAGTGTTACCGCTAAGGACCGCTTCTCTAAGGAGAATACCAGACAATTCGTCTGTATACTTGGTCAAGTTTGATAAATCTAATGTGTTAGCCATTTTATTTTAATTTTTATTTTTTTGGTTTTTCTAAACCTGATTTTTTGGTTAGCCCCTAACCTTCTTTTTTGCTTTTTCTAAGATTGAACCTAAGTCAATGTTTGACGCAGAAGTCTTTTTAGTTTCAACAGATTTGAATTCAGATGGTTTAACCTCGATTGACTTTACAGAAGGTGAACCAGCGAGTTTAGAAAACTCCTCTTTCATTACCTGCTTCTCAGCCATCATTTCTTCAAACATCTTTTTCATCATTTCCATTTCCTTCTCCATCTTCTCAACTTTTTCAGTCAATGGACATTCGTATTCCATTTTTTCTTCCATTTTCTTATCACCAGCCTCAACAACTACCTCTTCCGCTTCAGGAGCTTCCTCCGTTTCAACAGAGATTTCAGTTACTTTACCAGAGACAACCTCAATCTTCTCACCACTATCCAAAAGGTACTCACCATCCATTAAAGGTACATTCAATCCTTGTTCATCAATCATAAAAACTTCTGAACCGACTACTAATACTTCATCTGGTGTTGAAATCATCATATCACCAGCTTTAATTTCAGCGAACTTTTGAGTGAAAAGTGATTTTAATTGTTTCTTAATCTTTTCAACTAAGTCTTTTCTCATTTTTGCTTTTTTAATTTTTATTTTATATTATATAATATAAATACACCTCATTTTTTTCTAACTTTTGATTAAAAAAAATTATATTTGTTCATATTGAACATCATTATTGATTAGAAATTCCCAAATAGCAGCTCCGTAACTCGGACTTTTTCCTTCGAACCAACTACCATACTCATTTTGACCTGTCGTAATACAAGTCGCATCACCATAAGATATATTCTCAAATGTGTCGTAGTCAACTTCAAAATATCTGTACTTTGAGCCATCGTTGAATGTAATTTCTAACTCGTAAGTTTCTGTATTATATCTATACGCTTTAACATTTGATGATTGAAGCGGTTTTGAACGAATGATACTAAACTCTTGTTCTAAAAAATCGTGTATATCTTTCAAATCTTCTAAATCCAATTCATCTATAAGGTTCATTTTTTCTTCTCTAATCTGTTTGAGTTTTCTACTAGCCCACTCAACACCTTCATCACCACCCCAAGCTAACCACATAAGACGACCACATCCATCACCTAACTCTCTTTGACTATTCTGTCTATGTCTTTCAAAAGCAGCCATTCTTGATATAGTTTCCTCTGAGATTGCTTCACCATTTGCTAGTTGATTTGCTCTCGCCTTACCAACTGGTGTACCACAACTTCCCCAACCGTTTTCCTCAGCCCATCTCAAAGCGATTTTTGCGTTTTCAGAAGCAGCCTTAGGATAGTCAGTATATGATTGAAAGTTTTGTTGTTTAACTTCATTCATAGTCACGAGTTGTTGTCCTAAAAGACCTTCGATTGAAAAACCAAACTTACCATTACCTTTTACTTCTTCCATCCAAAAGTTTTTATCCTCAACTTTCACTTTAATCATGTATGTTCCAACAGGTACTTCAAATCCATACTTTTTAGACTTATCATAGTACTGGTCTTCAACAATCCAGTCTTCCATAATAAACGCGTCAATCATTCTATCTGTATGTTCAACATTTATCTTTCTGTTTGAGCCGAAGCGGTTGAACTTTTCAACCATTTTTTCAATCGTTTCTTTTGAGAAAAATACATAGTACATATTACCATCCTCATCCTGTCTTCTAATCTTTTTATTTGGGATAAGAGCAGGACCTACAATGATTTGTTTATCTTCCTCTTGTTTGAACTCTAACTCAACTATATCGGAGAAGGCGTATCCTTTAATTTCAATCGCTGGTTTTTCAACAACAGATATAAGGTTCATACCAGTTTCGTCGTCTTCGTTGATGAAGATTTCATATAGTGGTAAAGCTTCTTCGTTTATCTTTTTAAGTTTTCCTTTGATACTCATTTTATTTATATTTATTTTTTATCCAAATCTGGCTCTATTCTCAACAACTCTAACTCTGTTTTGTGTGTTCGATATATCACCCTCTGTTACATATACTCTCGTTGGTCCTTGTTCCTGTGGATTAAACTGTGTAGTTTGTCCTAAACCAAAGAAGGATGTTGGTGTGAATGTTGGAGCTTCACCTCCACCTACACCTGCTGCTGGAGTTGGTGTTGATGGCATTGAAGCTGATGAAGCGTTTGGTTGAAATCTTTGAGCGGCTATCTTAGCTATTGACGCTGCGTTCAATACAACCTGAGCACCTATTCTAAGAGCTGACTGTACACCAAAAGTAAAGTCTGGAACAGAAGTGATTGCTAAGATAGATTGAATACCATTTATTACTGCTGTACCAAGTTGTAAAGATTTGTTTATTTGAAATTGTCTTCTTGCTAGCGCTTCTTCTTCTTTTGAACCTTCTTTTGCCTTTCTTCTTTTCTCTTCAAAAGCAATGTCAGTGAATGTTGATATTGCACTTAAAGAAGCAACAGCAAACTCTAAACTCAGTTTTTGTGTTTCTCTATTATCATCACTGATTTTTTTATTCTTATCTTTATTCAACGCGACTTCTTTATCAGTTATCTCTTGTATTAACTTAAAATATTCCTCACTACCAAGTTCAGTAATTGATAATTTATTTCTGAAAAATTCAAGTTCAGCTTCTTCTAATTTAGTCTTTCTTTCTTCCTCTGTTAAATCATCATTTAATTGTATTTCTCTTTTCTTTAATATAAACTCACCTTCAAAAGAATTAAGCCTTTGTTCATATATTCTTTTCTCCTCGGCTAGCTCTGCTTCCTTTCTAAGTTTCTCCTCTTCTGCTTCTTTTTCTTTTTGAAGTTTTATTTTTTCATCATTACTTTTAGCAAGAGCTATTAAACTATCATAATATGCACTATTAACTTTTAGTTTATCATCACTAAGTATTTCTAAGAATTGTTTTTCATTCTCAGCACCCATCTTTTTCTTTTCTTCATCAGTAAGTATGAACTTAGCATTTTGTTCAAGTAATTTACTATTTGTTTGTATATTTAATTTTAATATCTCATTATCATACTCCTCTTGTTTAAGTTCACCATCTGTTAATTTCTTTTTTAGTAAATTAAGACTTTCTAAATTATTATCATTAATTAAATCTACCTCTTTTACATATCTATCTTGTATTATCTTTAATTGTTCATCCTCAGCTTTTTGTGCATCATTTTTTGTGTTTTTATTTTGTGACTGTGTTTGTCTCCTGGCGTTATTACCACCTACTACTCTTGCTTTATTTCTATCTTTAATACCATTAGTTGTTGCGGTGAAAAGTGAGGCTTCTAAGTCCTGAGAAACCTTATTAATTTTTTTAACTTCTTCTTGATACGCTGCGTCTAAGTCAGCTATTTCTTGCTTTGCGTCAGCAACTGCTTTATTAACTCTATTTAACTGTTCAGTTGAAGATATACCTTTTGCTGCTTCTCTCTCTGCTTTAGACAAAGCTTTTTGAGCCTCAATTCTATCTTTTAACAATTGTGTAGTAGCGACTTCTAAAGCATTTGCTTTGGCTTGTGTTACAGCCTTTTTAATTAAAGCTTCGTTCACTAAATCATAAGCAGCAGCTATGTCCTCATTTGTACTTTGTTCAGTCAAAAGATTTGGTAGATAGTCTCCATACTTTTTATTAATTTCATCTATCAACATACTTCTTTGCTCACCCTGTACAGTAACATCCGATAGTGAGTTGAACAATTCATCTAAACCAACTTTTTCTTTACCATATCCAGCTATTGCCTTATCTTGAAGCTCACTATAGTCCTCAAACTGTTTCATGAACTTGTTGTACTCCTTCGTCACAGCTTTGATTGCACCATCAAAAAGTCCCATTTTGTAAGCAATTGCTCCAACAGCAACAGCAGCAGCACCCCAAGGCGTTGCCGAAACCGCTCTCGCCAATGTACCAAACCCACTAGCAATCCCACCAAGTTTCATATTACCGAAACTATTACTAAGTCTATCCACACCACGAACAGCGTTAGCTAGTGGTAATGCTTTAATGTTTGTACTAGTGTTTTTTAGGTTTGTATTTAACTGAGTACCACTATTAACAACATTTTTTTGGGCGTTATTTACACCTTCTAAATTATTTTTAAGTTCACCTATTGAGTTTTTAGCTCCACCAGTATCAACTGTTATTTTTATATTTATATTCTCAGCCATTTTTTATATTGAAAGTTTTTTTATTAAGATATATGATAAGAAAAATTACTTTTCCAATTTATGTTTGTTGCGGCTTCACCTGTAACTTGTATTACTATATCCGTACCTGATATGATTATATCTGATGTTGCAGTTGTAAAGTCTGTCTTCTCACTTTTATCTGTTGTTGAAAGTTGAGTGATTGTACCACCAATATTCTTAAATACAGCGAATAATTTTGCTCCATATCCTAAATTAGCAATACTACCTACAGCCGTAACATTTGCATTTATAGTAATCACTTTATCAAACACACCACTAAAATCTATCCTACTTATGATTGTTGGAGTTAAACCTGTTGTACCAATCAGACTTAAATCATGTTTATATTTATTATTTCCTCTACAAAAATCAATTGTTGTATTAGATTTATTAATTTCTATTTGTAGTTCACCACCACCATCTATTGTAACATAATCAGATGCGATTGTAATCTGTGAAGTAGTACCACCCTGACTTGAGCGTAATATAAAAGGTACAAGTGGATTACTATTCATACTTATTTGGTTTAATACATTACCATCCTGTGTTTGTATATCTATTGTATCATCTTGAGCTTGAATATAAGATAAAAGACCATTATTATAGTGAGAGAAGTAAGTTACATTGTGTGTAAGTTGTAATTCACCATATTTAATGTTAGATATATCCTCAGCCTTAAACAACATATCCGTTGTATTGAAGTCAATCGCGTTTCTATAAAAAGTACCATCAGATTGTTCCCAGTATGAAGAAGTCAAAGATAAGTTAATTTGTGTAACATCTAAAACTCCTATATTACCTAATCTTGTTTGTATATTATCTTTTGTCATCGTAATTGAACTGGCTTCTGTAGAGGTACTATCTTCTGTTTTAAGTTCAATTGATGTTTCATTACTTAAACTATCATAAGATAAATCTATTGAGGCTAGTTCCCCACTATCAGCTCGTGTTTTAATAATAATTTTATCAATGTTTGGCGTCAAGATAGGATTACTATCCAAAAGTATCTGGTGTGTTGTTCCATTATTCTTGTTTGTTAACAACTCTACTACAGTACTACTAGCAATAGATATTTGGGAAGAGTTATTATTTATACTATTAATATTTGTTAATACAATGCCCAAATCATTACCAGGCCCATTAATACTTTCAACTAAAACAGTAGCGGAGGTTCCATCAGTTAAATTACTGGTTTGCATTTGAATACCAGCATTCCCCACAGTTAATCTATCTAAATCAGTAAAAGCACCCCCAGTCTTGCTTATTATCATCATACCCTCACCAGTATCATCAAAAGTAATCTGTAATTTACCATCCTCACTATTCACAGAAGTACCATCTTTTTGAATAAAGTCATCGTGTATAGTAATTGGTGAACACCCATACATATTAGTAAGGTATAAGTCAGTTATACAGTTGCCAGGACCACCAGTGAAGCCAACACCACTCGCTCCTATGAAAGCGAACTCCTTAATTTCATCGTCTATCCTTATGAATACTCTTTCATCCTGTTCATTAACACCTATCTCACTTAAAGCTAAGTCATAAGGCGTCCATGTACCATCTGTAAAGTCTTCCTGAGCCGGAACAGAGAATGTTAAACCTGCTGACGCTGAACCAGCTATTGTATGGTGTGAAATACGGCTGTATTGTGTAATCTTTGCCATCTAAAATCTTTTCTTTTTTATATAATATATTCTAAGGTCTTTTTTTCTAACCTAAAATTACAATTCTTCCACCATTTATATAATTAATTATACTATCACCACCTAACTCCTTTACTAAATCCCTCGAAGCATTCGTATAATCAATCTGTACATCTGAGAAAGCGTTCTGTACCTCGTTCCTACTACCATTTACATAGTTTGCTAGATTAACAAACCTTCCAAGTACATAAAAAGAGTTACTAAGTTCAGCAGCGACACTATCACCGAACACAAAACTATCATTAACTCCACTTACCACTGAGTTTTGATTACCAAGTATCATATTACCATCTGAACCAGTCGAAACCTTATTATCATCACCAAAAACATAGTTATCATTTGAAGAAACTATATTACCACTACCCATTAACATTACATTTTGTCCGTAAGACTGGTTATCTGTACCAACAATCAAGTTCCTATTCTTTTTAACTGTATTATTATATCCATTTATCAAACCGCCAGTAGTTCTTGGGTCTTTAATCGGTGAAACACTATCATTTGAGAAGGTAGCTGAGTTAGGTATTGAAGGATTTGTCTGTGAAAACTCTCTTGGTATAGTAATTACCAAAGATTTTATCAACTCAACCTTACTTAAACCTCTTTCAACAGGGTCATAACTAATTTTATTAACCTTATAGTACTGATTAATTATGAAAATCTTTTGATTGAACCTAAAAGAAGCAATATCGTCAGGTGTTAAATAAAAATCACCACTAATTATACGACTATCCTTGTCTGAAATCTCAGTCATTTGGTTTTGCCAGTAAACACTGAACAGATTATCATTCGTTACGGATGTTTCTGGATAGTATAAACCAACTGTTTGTCCATAATTCAAGTCATAGTTAGGTTTGAATGGATTATTGAAGTGACCTAAGTATGGATAAGCTCTATATCTATCTAAATTAAAAGCCCAAAGCTCTAATCCATTATCTGTTGGTAGTAATCCTTCAAGTGGATTACATACACCAGTAGTTGAACCACTAAAATCTGTGAATAAGAGATTAATTACAAAACTTGTTGAGTTAACAACCTTAACCACCTTGAATATTGGTTTTGTATCATTTACATTTGAGAAAGGTAATGATATACAATCACCCTCAGATAAACCATGTGTACCTGTAATTAAACTATATCCATTCCATATATCACTTGAAGAATACTGAGTTACATTTGTAAAGTTAAAAGGTGTAGTGGTTGAACTTCTATACTTTGTTAATATACGAATGTTGTGGTCTGTTGGTGAGAATACATTATTATTCAACTTACCAATTTTAGGTATTACTAAGTTGTTTGAGTTTGGTACTTGAACTATTGGAGTTGGACTAAAAATTAATTCAACCTTTTTTTCACCACTAACAAAATCATTGTCTATATCATATTCATATTCTCCATATATTCTACCAGCTCTAAAATCTTTATAGTCTGAGTTATAGTAATCCTTATCCTCTTTGTAAGTGAATATTGTCTTCTTATTCTGTGTTTCACCTAAGATTTGTATATCAAGTGGAGTATTTATATCAAGTTTGTATGTCCAGTCTTTAATTTCACCTGTCTCATAAAATTGTTCTCTTGGTTCAATCAAAAGCGTTCTTTCATCATCCTTACTTGGTTCAACATATAAGTTAAACATTTTTATCAAAGAAGTAAAGAAGTCTATCTGTTTAATATTTTTAGGTACAACTGTAAAGTTATAGTCAATAAAATCACCCTCAATTATATTATCGTCAAGTATATTGAAAAACTCGTTTCTTTGATTAAATGTAATTATATCATTTCCAAGTGTAGTCAAGTTTATTAACTCTAAACCACTACAACTATATCTGTATTCAACCCAAACTTTTTCGCCTGGATATAGAGGGGTTCTTTCTATCGTAGTACCATCGAGTATATCACTCGAGATTTGTCCTATAATCCTACTAGCAGAAGCGAAAGTACCAGCTGAAGTTGAAGCTGAACCAAGTATTTGTATTCCTTCAATTTCATCCGCTGTAAGTCTAACTCTTTCTGTTGAACCATTAACAGGGATTATTGTACCACCAACTACATCATTACCTGTTAGTGGATTTTTACTTCTTTTGAAACATATACCATTTGCTCTAATTCCATCAACAAAGATATAATCTAAATCACCTTCACCTAAGTAGTAAAGTGATATATCAAAGTTACAAACAAATCTACCACTTTGGAAATTACTCGGAGCTACATACTCATATGTTGTTGTATTATATAAACCATCAGGGTCTCCATAAGGTTGAGTTTCATTATTAAAAGGTATTCTAAATATACCTAAAAAAATCGGTAGTTCAAGATTGAATGTTGATACTAGTGGTATTAAACTGTTTGTGAAAGTTTGTGGTGTAATCATACCGATACTAAACTTATCGTCTAAGCCAGTAATGTCTTTTTTCAAATCTGTACGATTGAATGGGATATATAAATCCTTAAATATATTTGAGTTCAAAAAGTTTGATTGATATGAATAACCTGCGTCTCTAAAAATCTTATCTAGTATATACTTTACATTTGTAGCAGGATACATATCATCTATTTCAACATCATTTCTACTAAGTCTAATTCCATTTATATCTGCGTAATCCCAATCATATCCATAGTCAATCAAAGGATAGTAGTATCCCCAATTCCAACTCTGCGTCCATGATGTAATTATATTCGTTGCTGAATATGTATGTGATAGTTCACTAAAGTCTAAGTCTGTTAATTCAAACTCTTGTAGTTCCTTTACGAAGTTATCATTCTCTGCGAATATTACTATCTCATAAACCCTTCCACCTAAATCTATATCATCCTGTACATTTCTAAGTTGTAAGTATCCTTCAAGTACGACTATCGTATCAACTAAAACCCAACATTTAGTTTTTAAATTTGGATTGAAAGTTGAGGACACACTAAGGTCAGCAATGTCGCCAAAGATTTGTCTATTTAAAGCAGTTTCTGGTATTCTAACTGTTTTTGTATATGAAGAGTTCCTTGAAGATATATCGTTTATATCTGCAATGTTATAGTTAATTTCTATACTTTCCTCTTGGAAGATGTCTAGATTATATCTAAAATTATTTAACTCTATTAAGATTTCAAATCGGGTCATTCTATATAATTATATTTTATATCATATCACTATTATTGTTCCTCACTTTTTAGATTACTCTATTGAAAGCGTACTTGAACTGTATTGAGAGATTGAAAATCATATCTCTTATTGATTGTTTAACTTGATATGAAGTATCTAAAATCTGTATTGGATATATATCACCATTTTTCAACTCATACACCTCACGACTTTGAATAAGATTAACCAACCACTCACTCTCCGCTTGTGTAATCCAGTTAGATTGTATAGACCAAGTTTCCTCTGCTTTTTGAGCGTATGTAGTATCACCTCTATCACCGATTGAGTAGTCACGAGCTAAGAGTTTTTTGTATGTCTGTCTTTCAACATTTATACTCTGCTTACCACCCACCTTGAAGTTAAAGTAATCCCAACCACCAAAACTATTCAACCAAACAAGTCTTATATTTTCACTTACATTACAATCTGGGTCTAATCTATATCTTCTCTTCTCTGAAACTAACTCACCCATTTCTAATTCTAAATCAGAAAAGAATGGAGCGTCTTGTCCAGGCAGGTATTCACCAAGATAGACACCATCAGGAGGTACAAGTCCATCATTTGTAGAAGTTGACCATTGATTACCACCACCGAGAGCTGAACTAAACTCCCAGTTGGAGTTTGCTGTTGAGTGCCACAAAAAGATTGTATCAAAACCATCGTTCCAAGTCCAGTAAGGATATCCTAAATAAAATCCATTTGGATAGTAAGTCGTTGTTGAAACAGAAGCTGAAGGTGAAGCGTATTTCAATATCAAAGCATATTCATATTCAATCCAAGCGTCATAGTAAGAAGTTGTATTGAAAAATGATGTGTTACCACTAGCCGCTATTACATTCGCAGGACCTACACCTACATCATTTCTAAGATGGTTAGATGAAGTTCCAATTATTTCTTTGTATGTACTTACAGTAACTCCTGTTGATGTGTAAGCTTCTACATTCAAAGAGTATCCAGTTGTTTCATCTAAAATTAAAGATAGAGTTTCCCAATCACTTATTAGAACAGGTTTTTGTATCAGTACATTCCAGTCTGTTAAGAACTTATTCTGTGAACCAGTCGCCAGAATATATCTTATACTATAATCCTCTGTTGGATTATTATATTGTCTTGTTCCATAGAAACCATCATAAGCAGAAGAAGTACCACCTATTTTTTGTATAGAAGTAATCCTACCACTCTCGTTTGATTGAGTAATACCAAAAGATAGATTTGTTCTAATCGCTCCACCTGAGTAAGCTGTGACTGTTGCTAGTCCATCGTAGCCAGGATTAACCTGTTTGTTATCTTTGTCAATTCTAATTATATCACCGACTGAGAAAGTGAATGTTGCGAGTGTTTGAAGTACTAAATCACCAAAAAGACTTGAAGTTGATTGAAAAGCTACATTAGGATTAAACTCATATCCATATTGTATTTTATATCTGATTAAAGCGTTCTCACTCTGTGTCCAACCAGCTATGTAAGGTGTTGGTTTATATCCAAAGAAACTTTCTAACATTTTAGAAGGTGAATACTCACACTCACCAAAAGGTCTTGGTGGTAGTTTGTAAGTTTGTAATTCATCAAATACATTTATGAAAGGTTCAGGCTCTTTGAAAAGAGTGACTATGTACTTAAAGTTAGAAGCGGTTGATGAAGTCGTATTTAGAACAAACCAAGAAGGTGAGTTCAAAAGTGGACTTAGATTATATGGAGTAGTTGTGATTGAAACTGTTGCACTCATTTTATATTTTGATTTTTTCTATTAACTCGACTATATCTTTTACAGCGGCTTGTTCAAGTAATTTTATTTTATTAGAATATATACTATCTATACTTTTTCTAATTACATTCGTAGGTTTTATTCCATTTTTTCCTATTGAACGAGCTATTAAAAACTGTATTGACTTTCTTGATATAAACTTACCCTTTTTATCACGAGGAGCTATCCCACGAACCACAATCCATTTATCAAGTTTAGAAGGTGGAGGCATCTTGCCTGGTTTCCTGCCTTGGTCTACTATATTTAGGTAGTCTGCTGCGAGAAGATTAAGAAAAAAACCATCAACTGCTTCAACAACCTTGTAGTCTAAACTTTTTATTAAATTACCACTCGCTTTTTTGTCTGCGTTCAGAAGTTGTTTAGTCAATTCCTTAACCAAATCAATACCAACCTGTTCAAGAGCGTTTTTTAGATTATTATTCACTTGTTTTGATATAATTTTTATTGTATTCTAAAAAATAAGCCTGGTAAATTAACTGTACCTGTTGTGACAGCACCCGCAGGGAATGTGATGGGTAATGTTGTTGAATAAACATTAGCTATTTGTAATCCAGTTGGTAAGAAATTACCAGAAACACCTATATCCAATGTACCAATTACTGTATTGTATAAGTTTAATCTATTATGTCCATTGTAAGCCGGTGTATTACTATTAGAGTTGTGAGCCACGAAGTATGTTCCAGCACTCAATGTTAAAGTTATATTCTGAGTTTGCATCGTATTCACCGCTGCTGTAAATTCAACTGAGTTAAAAAGTTTAGAGTTAGGATATCCACTCGCTAGAATACTGTATATCGCCCAAGTTATCCTCGCTGTTGCGTTAGTAGTAGTAGTCCTCATGAGTATTTGGTTGATTGTAACATCTTTTTCAATCGTAATATAATATCCTCTTATTGTATTATTCGCCACCACTCCATTTATTATATTATTCGTATAGTTTTGAATAAAACTTTGAACAGTAGTTGATGGATATAGAGTAGTTGTTGGACCTGTTGCTCCTTTAGGACCTGTTGCTCCATTCGAGCCTGTCGGACCTTGAATACCTTGAGGACCTGTTGCTCC